TCACCGAGGTCATCGCTCCAGGCGCCTTCCGTCGCACGCTCTCGCGCGTTGCTGACGGCAAGAAGATTGTCTCCTTCCTCTTTGGACACGACGAGAGCCGCGCACTTGCAACGACCGCAAGCGGCCGACTTGAACTCACCGAAGATGAGCGCGGCTTGAAGGTTGAGGCTCGCCTTGATCCAGCCGACCCAGATGCCGCAGGCGTGATCAGCAAGCTGACGCACGAGGCTCGCGCGATGGGAATGTCCTTCGGCTTCACGATCCCGAAGAACGGCGACTCGTGGGACGAGGACACGCGCACGCTGCGCGAAGTGAATCTGTTTGAGGTGAGCGTCCTCTCCGCAGGACAGACTCCCGCCTACCCAGCGACGCTGGGCTTGACCTCCGTTCGCAAAGTCGCGTCCCGAATGGGCGTAGACGGCGACCGGCTTATCTCAGCCATCGAGTCCTTGAAGTCGGCGCAACCGCTGACCGAAGAGGACGTCGAGGTGATTGAAACCGTCACGGAGAAGTTGGCTCCGAAGCGCACAGTGCTGGACCCGTCCATCGCTCGCGCCAAGTTGCTGCTCGCCGAGATGGAATCAGAAACGCTCTAGAAGCCACGAGACCCCGCCCCGCTGCGCTAGTACGCAAGCCCGCGATCAGGTCATCCCGCTAGGCGAGCCGCAACATTGTGGAAACCAATAAAAAAGGAGACAGAAATGTCAGACGTTAGGAAGCTACACGAGAAGCGTGCTTCCCTCTTGACCGAGGCTCAGTCCATCGTGACTGACCTTGCCGAGAAGGGCGAGTCGCTTGAGGGCGAGTCACAGGCTCGCTTTGAGAAGTTGACCTCGGAGGCTGCAACGGTTGCGGCCGCGATCCGTTCGGAGAAGGATGCCAGCGAAGCACGAAGCGCTGCTGATGCAGTTCGCGCTGAGTACGCCACGGCAATCGCTCCTAAGGTCGAGAAGTCCGAAGGGTCAAACGACGAACTCCGCGCACTTGCTCGCTTGGGCGGGTCGCAGACGTTCGAGTACCGCGATGTCTCACGCAGCACTGGCCTGGGCAACCCAGTCACCATTGCTGACCGCGTGAACGTTGTTGCGGCACAGTTCAACCCATTCATTGACCCAGCGATCATCACGGTCGTTCGCACCAGCACCGGCAACAACATCCAGTTCCCACGAGTCACGGCTCTTGGAACCGCTGGATCAGTTGCAGAGGCTGGCACGATCGGCGAGTCGGACGGAACGCTCAGCGCGCTGTCCCTCACGCCAGTCAAGTACGCGACCATCATTCAGGTCACCGAAGAGCTTGCCGAAGACGCAGCCTTTGACCTGAGCGCGATGATCGCCGAGAAGTGCGGCGCGGAAGTCGCAGTTGCTCACGGTGCCTTCGCTGGTACCGCTGTTGCCGCTGCTGCAACCGTTGGCGCAACTGGCTCAGGCACTGTGTCAATCAACCCAACCTATACCGACCTTGCGAAGCTCAAGGCGTCTGTGAACCAGGCGTACCGACGCGCTCCTAAGGCTGGCTGGTTGATGAATGACACCACGCTCGGTGTGGTCACTGGTCTCGTTGATACAACGGGCCAGCCGATCTTCCGCGCAGGTGACGCGAATGTGGCAGACCGACTCCTCGGAGCGCCTGTCTACAGCGCAGCGCTTATTGACCTGACGGACAACACCGCAGGGGCGATCCTCTTCGGTGATCTTGGGCAGATCTACACCGCTCTCGTGGGCGGCGTGCGTGTGGAAGTTTCCCGCGAGTTCGCGTGGAACCTCGGCCTGATCTCCTACAAGGTAGAAGTGCGCGGCGCGACTGGTCTTGCTCAGGCAAGCGCAGTCAAGTCGTATCAGTCAGCCAACGTCTAATCGTTTAGACGCTTAGGTTGAGCGGCAGGGAGTCGGGCTTCGGCTCGGCTCCCTGTTCGCATCAGGAGGGGAAATGGACATCTGGAAGAGACTGAAGAAACTGGGGCGCAAGGGCGCTGCTAAAATCAACGCAGAGGCACCTACGAGCCACGTAGAGCGCGCCATTGTAGTCAGGTGGGGCAATACAGCCACCGTGAAGCGAACGCCGCTTAGAGAGCGGGAAAGAGGGATTGACGAGTGACTCAGTATCTAGCGTCTAGGCAGATGAGCGTGGGGACTGCGGCTGCCAGCGTTGTCGAGGGTCGCGTCGCTGGAACGGAGGTTCACTTGCACGCACTCGCCAACAACTCAAAGGACGTGTTGATCGGCGCTTCAGACGTGAGCCTTGCCAATGGCTTTGTGCTACGCAAGGGCGAACACGTGACAATCCGGCTAATGGAGCGACAGACGCTCTATGCTATCGCCGAGAACAACAACCAAATCTTGACCGTCCTGTCAGTCGGAGGCATCTAAATGTCATACGCAAGTCTCGCCGAGTTCAAGGCTGCAATCGGGATCAGCGACAGCTCCGACGATACGGCGCTGCAGTCTGTCCTCGATGCAACCGACGCACTCATTGACCTCTACACCGACCGCAAGCAAGGCTTCGGTCAGGCGACGGAGACGCGCTACTACACGGCAGAGGAATACAAGTACGTCCTCGTTGATGACCTCGTCAGCATTACGACGCTGACCACGGATGACGACGGCAACGGCACCTACGAGACGACGTGGACGGTAAACACCGACTACAACCTTGCGCCCGGCAACGCCGCACTTGACGGCTGGCCGTACAACGAGATTGACGTGTCGGTCACGTGGCCGCGCAACTTCCCACGCGACGTCTATCGCGGCGTGAAGGTGGTCGGCGTCTTCGGCTGGCCAGCAGTCCCAAGCGCAGTCAAGCAAGCCGCAATCATTCAGGCTGGCGCAGTCTGGTCAAGCCGCACCTCGCCGTTCGGCGTGATCGGCTCGCAGGATCTTGGCGGCATCCTTCGCCAGACACGCGCACTGCACCCTGAAGCGCAGGTGCTTCTTGAGGCGTACCGAAAGCGCGAAGGGCTGGCACGCTGATGGCGCTCGGCAATAGCTTTGACCTGACGATCAACCAGGGCGCGACGTTTGAGCTGACCGTCACGTGGAAGGACTCGGCAGGCACCGCGATCAACTTGACCGGATACACCGCACGAATGCAGGTGCGCGAGACCTACTCATCTGCCACGAGCGTCGTCAGCCTGACGAGCGGCGCTGGGATCACACTTGGCGGGGCGGCTGGGACAATCGCCATTGCCATTTCTGCCACGACAACCGCTGCGCTCACCGCGCCATTCAGCGGCGTCTATGACCTTGAACTCGTGAGCGCAGGCGGCGTGGTGACGCGCCTCTTGCAAGGAGCAGCAACAGTTTCACCTGAGGTGACGCGATGACCGTAGAAGTTGACCTGACGCAGCAGATTATCTCGATCAACGACACGCGCACTGAAATCACCGTGCAGGCTCCAGGGCCTGCAGGCGCGCAAGGTCCTACAGGTCCAGCGGGCGCAACAGGTCCTGCGGGAACTGCAGGCGCAGCGGGTTCGGCTGCAACCATTGCTGTCGGTTCGGTCACGCAGGGGACGGCTGTGGCCGTCACGAACAGTGGCTCCTCATCGGCTGCCGTATTCAACTTCGTACTTGTCAAAGGTGATAAGGGTGACACTGGCAACACTGGTGCCACCGGCTCGACAGGAGCTGCAGGATCAGCCGCCACGATTGCGGTCGGCACTACAACTTCAGGAACTGCGGCTGCCGTCACCAACTCTGGATCTTCGTCGGCTGCGATCTTTGACTTTGTTCTTGTGCCAGGAGCAACTGGTGCAACTGGAGCAACCGGCGCGACTGGCGCTGCTGGCTCTGCAGCCACGATTGCAGTTGGCAGCGTCACGCAAGGCACTGCCGTTGCAGTGACCAACAGTGGATCAAGTTCCGCTGCAATCTTTGACTTCACACTTGTCAAGGGCGATAAGGGCGATAAGGGCGATAAGGGCGACACAGGAAATACAGGGGCAACAGGCAACACAGGCGCCACAGGCGCAGCGGGTTCTGCCGCCACCATTGCCGTTGGCGCAGTCACGCAGGGTACTGCCTTCGCGGTGACCAATACAGGCTCCTCCTCCGCTGCGGTCTTTGACTTCGTACTCGTCAAGGGTGACACTGGCAACACAGGAGCAACTGGTGCGACTGGATCAACTGGTGCGGCAGGCTCAGCGGCAAC